GCTTCGCGTTATTTAGTTTTTATACTGCTATATTTGTTATATGATAAATAAATATTCAAATAGTCACGGGAGCGTTTGGGTAATTAATGACGACATATTTGTGATGGAGAAATATTATCATCATATGGATAGTCTAATAAATGATGAAGATTCTCTTATAGAAGAAATAACTAGCTTGTCTTTTGTTATATTGAAACAAACCTATAGCTCTATAGAAAATGAGTCCTACTTACTTTTACAAGACTGGAGAGGATTTAGCGAACCAGCGGGCCCAGAGTTTATTTGGTGTGTTCGTTACGATTTGCAATATCAAGGAGAATAGTATATTTTTGTAAAATGTATCTATTAAAGTTAGATAAACAGGGGGATATAGTAAAACAAGACGATGGGGTTATGGCTATTCCAGAGTTTGTTAAAGTTATAAAGGCTGAAAAGCTAGGAGCAACAGCAATGAAGTGGATAGCTCTTGTTTGTGACTATGATAGTCCTTACAGACATTTTACTGAATCTGAAAGAAAAAAAGCTGTCAATAAAGACTTGTATGGTAAGTACGAGTGGTATGGTGAAAAAAGACCAGAGATATTGGCTGCTATTGATAAATACAAACAATTACAGTTTGATCCGTTAGACGAACAGCTAATTGCTTTTAATACAAAGATTAGTCAGTTTACCACCTATATGAACAATATGCATATAGATGAAGATACAGCTGAAGGTCTACAAAAGATAATGATAGGGATTGAAAAGATATATAAGACAAGACAAACGCTTGTTGATGCAATTGAAAGACGTGGTGAGCGTCAAAAGATTGTAGGAGACAAAAAGTTATCTTTCTTGGAAAATAAAAAAGAAATGAATGAAAACATTTAATTAATATGTACGAAAAAAAGAAAATGAAAAAAGGTGGTAAACTAAAATCAGTTGATTCTAAAAAAAATCCAGGATTAGCAAAATTACCAACAGACGTTAGAAACAAAATGGGCTATATGGCTTATGGAGGAAAAATGTCTAAATCAGACAAAGAGTTTATGTATGGTGGTAAAATGAAGAAGATGATGAAGGGTGGTAAGATGAACTATCCTGGAGGTGGTCGTATACAGCATGACTAAAAAACCTAAATTACAAAATCTTAAATATAGGTTTAATAAGTTTATGAAGGAGGGGGACTTTTCTAAGGCTAAACAACTTAGTAAATATACTGAATCTATACATGGAGTTAATTTAGACGAAGAGTACCATGCTAAACTAGAAGCTAAACAAGATCCAAGAGATCCATTTGGCTTAGGAAAAATGTCTGGTTTTAAAAAGATTAAGTATGGCGGTAGGTAAAGAAGACTATAAAGATTCGCAAGTACGAGAAAAAAGAAGGATTAAAGTTCCCAAAGTTACATTAGCTAAAGTTGAATTAGATAATGATGATAAAAGAACAAGAGCCGAACTTTTAGACTCAATTGAAGAATTATTTCAAAATACATATCACGCTGGTAGAAAACTTAAATACGACAAAGATGTAGATTTAGATAGTCTTAAAGCCATACTTACTATGCTGGTTTTATCTGCTGCTAACAATTCAGACGATATAATTGGTGCAACACAAGCTCAAGTAGATGCTATAAATTTAAATGCTGTTAATATAGGTAGAAACGCAAGTGATTTAGCTACTTTCATTAGCAATATATCAATTAGTAATGATAAAGTTGGCATTGGAACTACAAGTCCTGTAGCTAAGCTTCACATTATGCCATCTACAACTATAGGTTGGAGTAGCTTAGGCGCCGCTGGAATATTAATTGGAACTAATACTGGCGCTGGTATAGGTATAGACCAAAACGAAATAGCTAGCAGGGGCGATCATCTTTATCTTGGTACTATTGACGCTAATAAAGACTTAATACTTAGAACAGGAGGAGCTACAAACAGGCTTGTTGTTAAAGGAGATACTGGAAACGTCGGTATTGGAACTAGTAGTCCTTCTAATCCTTTGACAGTTGTTGGTTCTGACTCCGTTGGTATTGATGATTATATACTACACAATGATGATGGTAATACAAAATTTGGATTTCCTTCTAATGATACTTTTAAAGTAAGAACGGCTGGTAGTGATAGATTTTATATAAACTCTTCAGGCAACGTTGGTATTGGGACTACTAGTCCAAGCACAGAGTTACAATTAGGAGATGGAACAACTTTGCAGCAACTATTACTTTTAGGCCCTAACTCTGCCACTAATTCTTCTGAAATTATTTTAGGTGATTCTACTGCTGTAGCTGGACCTAACCATGCTGGTGTTGGAATCAGATATGATTCTGCTAACAACATTCTTACTTTTAGGTCTTTTTTTAGCGGCGTAAGCCAAGACGTGAATATGATGGCGTTAGTCAGAGATAGCGGCAACGTTGGTATTGGTACAGCTACTCCATCTGAAAAGCTAGAGGTCAATGGTAACGTGCAGGCTAGCTCGTATAAAATAAGTGGAGTAACAGTACTATCGGGTAGTGCAAATGTTTCGCTAGGTTCTTCAGGAGCAACAGGAACAATATCTTTAAACACGCATACTAGCACCGCTCTTTATGTCGCGGGTGATGACAACGTTGGTATTGGAACTACTAGTCCTGGTAAACTTTTAGACGTAAACGGAACCTTTAGAGCTAGCGGCGAAGCGTTTTTATTAGGAGGGTTTGACGTTACGGCGGGTAGTAGATTTAGAGATGGCGTTGCGGTAAACTTTAACACCAACAGAACAGCTAGAATATTTACTGATACTAACGATTTAATAATTCAGCAAGGAGAAGATGATAAAGATATAATATTTAAGTCTGACGACGGTTCAGGTGGTACAACTGATTACATTAGAATTGATGGTGGTGATGAAAGCATTAAATTTTACAAAGACATAAGCAATCAAGCTAACGCAAACCTAGTAATGGGTGGTGGTCAAATAAAGTTTTCTGACGCTGGCCGTTTTTACGCAGGAGACAGCAATGATTTACAAATATATCACAACGGAACAAACTCTAATATAGAAAACTTTACTGGTACTTTACAGATTGTTCAAAATGCAGATGATGGTAACATTGCTTTCAGAAGTGATGACGGGTCAGGAGGTACAACAGAATACTTTAGATTAGACGGAGCTCTTGGTTATACTAGATTTTGGAAACACCTTAGACTTGAAGACAACGTTGAGCTTAGGGTTGGTACTGGTAATGATTTAAAAATATATCACAACGGTACTAATAGTACAATAGAAAACGAAACTGGAAATCTTTATATATTAAACGACGCTAACGACGGTGATATAGTATTTCAATCAGACGACGGCAGTGGCGGTACAGAAGCATACTTTTATTTAGACGGTGGTAATAACAATATAGTTTTTCAAAAAGATATAGTATTTGTAGATAATGAAAAAGCTATATTTGGCGTTGGTAGCGACTTACAAATATACCACGATGGTAGTAATAGTTATATAGACGACGCTGGTACTGGAAATTTAAAAATTAGGTCAAATAGACTTCAGTTAGAAAAATATACTGGTGAAACAATGGCTGAGTTTATAGCTGATGGATCTAGTAGTTTGTATTATGACAATAATAAAAAGTTTGAAACAACATCTACAGGTGTTGAGGTTACTGGTAATATATCTTTAACTGGTAGTGTACAAAAACAAATACAAGTATTTCCAATGAACTTTACAGATGATTTGGGTACAGATAAACATTTTATGCCTTTTGTAACTAACACAGAGCAAACAGTTAACTATCAGGAAGAAGCAGCTATGGTTATGCCAGCAGACGGTAGAGTTGTATCTGTAACTGTACACTACGCTCAAATGCATGGAGCGGCAAGTGATATAACAGTTGGTATTGAAACATCGCCTTGTGGACAATCATATACTAATGCTTGGACTATAGAAGAAACTGAAACTATATCAGCTTCAGCAGATGACGACCACCATGTATTTCATTTTGCTTTTGATAATGCAAAGCATTTTGAGTCTACAGATAAAATGGCACTATCAATACAGCAATCTGTTGATTTGCAAAACGCTAGTAGATTTTTTTGGGTAACAGCAGTAATAGAATATGATTGGTCAACCTTCTTAGGTGGAACTAGTGCAGAGTATGGAACAACACCATAAATTAATAGAATATGAGTTATTTTAAAAATATAGGAAAAGATAAATATAAACACGCTGCGGCAGGTATTATATTTGCATTAATATTTACTGAAATGGGTATGTCACAAACTGATGTTTTTCTATCAGTATTAGCTGTTGGTATATCAAAAGAAGTATATGATTATTTAGATTACGGAATGTTTGACAAATGGGATGTATTAGCTACAATATTTCCATTAATAGTATATTACATATTAACTAGTTTAATATAATGCCAAAAGCAAAAAAAGATCCACAAAGATACAGACCTGTAGTGAATAATGGTCATCCAGATTTAAATCCTGAATCTGTAGCTTATCAAGAATATTGGGAGCAAGAGCTTGACAGGTGTAAAAATGGATATAAGCCCAAGGGTATGAAAAAAATATCTGGCAAATATTATTTCTATTTAAATTACTATAAAATACTTGGTAATGACGGAACTACAGGATCTCGTAAAACTTTAATTAGTCCATGGTATAGACAAATGGATCATGAGTATTTTGAGTTATTTGAAACTTGCAAAGAAGAAAATAAAGGAATGATTGTAATAAAAGCTAGGGACAAAGGCTTTAGTTATATGAACTCAGGAATGATTGCTCACGAATACACTTTTTATCCATTTAATGATGTTGGTATAGCAGCAGGATTACAAGCTACCGCAGATGCTTTTTTTGATAAAACTAAAAAAGGACTTAATGGTATACATCCTAACTTTAAACATTCTTTTCTAAAAGATACAGACGGCATATTAAGGTCAGGATACAAACAAAAAAATAAAGATGGTAAATGGGAGATTGGAGGTTATCAATCTACTATTATATGCAGAACAATGGATAATCCAGAGGTATTTAAAGGTGAGCGTGTATCCTTAATGGTATTTGAAGAGGCTGGTGAGTTTAAACATCTCAAAAATGCATATATGTCTTCTAAAGCATGCTTCATGGATGGTAACTTACAGTTTGGTGTTCCTGTTGTGGGTGGTACTGGTGGTGATATTAGTAAAGCATCTAAAGATTTTATGGACATGTATTACGAAGCTGACGCTTATAATCTTATACCTATGTTCATACCCGCATCGCGCGCGTACTATGGATATTTTAATGTAGATACAGGCGAGGAGCAAGTAAAAAAAGCAGAAGAGGTTTTATTAGAAGAAAGAGAAGTTATAACCAAGTCTGGTGATAGAGAAGCATATAACCTGCATATACAAAACTATCCTTTAACTGTACAAGAAGCTTTTTTAAATACTAAAACAGCAAGGTTTGATAATTCATTATTAAATGCACAAAGATCTAGAATACTTGGCAACAAAGACTACAGAAGTCAAATACAGCAAGGATATTTAGATTGGGAGTTTGATGATGAAGATAATTATATTGTTAGATGGAGACCACATCCTGATGGGCCCTACAAAATATTACATCATCCAGAGCCAGATTATAAAGATTTAGATATAGGTGGCATTGACTCTTATGATCAGGATGAAGCGGGTGCGTCAGACTCTTTGGGTAGTGCAATAATTTATCGTAGATTTGTAGACACAGAACACGCAAGTGATTATGTGGTTGCAGAGTATACAGATAGACCTTCAAAAAAAGAAGATTTTTGGGATGGTTGTTTAAAATTAGCTGTATATTATAATGCTAAAATGTTAGTAGAATATACTAAGATTGGAATACTTGATTATTTCAAAAGAATGAATGCTCTCAAGTATTTAAAAGAAAAACCTGAGTCTGCTCATAATCCTGGAACAAAAACTAAAAACAGGTATGGCGTTCACATGAATAAGCAGGTAAAGGCTCTAATGGAGGATTTAATGGATGATTACATTAGAGAAAATGTTGAAGATATTTGGTTCTTAGAACTTATAGATGAACTTGCAAATTACGGCACTAGAAACACAGACCGTGCTATTGCATTTGGATTATGTTTAATACATAATGTAGATAATTATAGAATCCAAGCCAAAACTGTAAGTAAAGAACCTGAAAATATAGGATTTAAATATTATAAATTAGACCACAACGGTGTGCCTAAATTAATTAGATAGTTATGTATAAAAATAGTCAATCTTCTTTTCCAGCTCAATTTGTTTTAGAGTCAGAGAAAAATGATGAATGGTGTAATCAATGGGTAGACGCAGTAGTTTCGTATATGTCTTATACTGAGTCTCCATATAAAACGTCAAGAATAAATGACGTACAAAATTATAATATATACAATGGTGATTTAGAATTAGACGATTTTAAATACATAACAGAGCAATACGGAATGGCGTATCCAGCTCGTTTAGTAAACTATCCTATAATATCGCCAAAGATTGATTTGTTAGTAGGTGAAGATCTTAGAAGACCTCTAGATGTTAAAGTTAGTACAACAAATAAAGAAGCTGTGCTAAGAAAAGAAGATGTTAAGGTTAATTTAATTATGAAAGACCTTACTGACGAAATACATAAAGAATTTGCACAAACAACAGGTGTTGAGCTACCTCCTGTAACAGAAATGGAGGTTCCAGAAGACATAGACCTATATATGAAATATAATTTCAGAGAAATGGTCGAAGAAACAGCACAAGATGGATTAGAGTATCTTATGTCTAAATATAACTATAGAGATTTATTCAAAGAAGGTTATAGAGACATGCTAGTTACAGGTAAAGAGTTTTATAAAATATATGATCACAACGGAGATCCTTACGTAAGAAGAGTAGATCCAAGAAATTGTGTATTTGAAATTAATGCTACATCAGATTATTTAGATGACTCATCATGGGTAGGTGAAGAAAGATATTTATCATATCACGAAATATTAGATGAATTTAGAGATGAACTTAGCCGTGAAGACTTAGAAGAGTTGTCGGCTATGTATCAAATAGGTGGGTATGATGATTTAGCTAGATACAATGATCCTTTTGATTGGGTAGAGTATCAAGAAGGGCAAGAGGTAAAGATTAGAGTAGTATCTGTAGAATGGAAATCTATAAAAGCACTAAGATTTAAATTATCAGAAAATAAATTTAATCCTGAAAAGCCTTTTATGAAGCAGGTTGCAGATGATTACAAGCCTAGAAAGAATGAAAAGATAAAAACTAGATATGTAGACGATATATGGGAAGCCACTAAAATTGGTGGCAAGATTTTAGCTAGAGCTAGAAGAAGACCTAATCAAGTAAGATCAGTAGATGATGCTGGTTCTACATCTTTGTCATATGTAGGTTGTGTTAGAAATAATTCTACAGGAAAGAGTGTTTCTATGGTAGATTTACTCAAAAATATACAAATGCTTTACAATATTGTAATGTATCAAATAGAATTAGCTATGGCTAGGTCTGGTGGTAAAGCTGTTGTGTATGATGTATCTCAATTACCTACAAACTTAGGTATGGATATGCAAACTGTACTTTATCATTTAAAAACAGACGGTATTATACCTATTAACTCTAAAGAAGAAGGTAATCAGTTATCATCATTTAATCAATTTCAACAAATTGACTTTACGCTTTCTAATTCTGTTCAGCAACTTATCAATCTTAAATTAATGCTTGAGCAAACTGCTGGACAAATATCTGGTGTTACTCCACAAAGAGAAGGCGCTGTTGGTCAGTACGAATACGTAGGTAATGTACAGCGTAGTGTTGTACAATCGGCTACGATTACAGAAAGTTTATTCTATTCTCACAATATGGTAAAGAAACGCGTATTTGAGAAAGTATGTAATCTCATGAAGCTTTGTTGGTCTAACGGTAAGAAAGCTTCTTATATATTGGGAGATGGAGCTTATAAGTTTTTATCTGTATTTCCAGATATATCATTACAAGACTATGGTATATTTATAGGCGATGCTGGTAAAGATGATGCTATGCGTCAACAGCTGCAAAGTATTGCGCAGGCTGCCGTACAAGGTGGTCAGGCTACTCTTTTAGATATTATTAAGGTTCTTAAAGCTGATACCTTTACAGAAGCAGAGCATATACTCGAAAGAGCTATGGAAGAAATTAAAAAAGAGCAAGCTGAACAAGCGCAACAACAGCAAGCAATGTTACAAGCACAAGCTGAGCAACAACAAGCTGAGTTTGAAAGACAAGTACAACTTGAGCAAGTTAAAAATCAAGGAAAAGTTGAGGTTGCTAGAATACAAGCTGAAACTGATTTACAAATTGCTGATATGAAA